ATAAGGCTACCGGGTACTTTAATGCAACCAAGTTGTGTATAGATGGCGGAAAACCATTCAGACAATGGAAAGTTTTAGAAAAATCTAAGAAAATGGTGGAATACTATCAAGAAAGCTGCCGTCGGAAAAGGTGTGGAGTAACCTCTTTCTTTATTAAATAAGTAACCTTGTTAAGGTGTTTCATATCAAATACCCTAGCAACATCTTTAGCCTTGAAAAATACCTTATCTTCACTTCTTTCTCCAACAAACGGGTTATAAGTAGTCTGTTTTGGGTATAGCATGTTTCTTAACAACCCCTCTAATACTTGATCCACACCCTTTGAAAAAAAGAGTATCGAACGATTTTAGTTCGTCAGCCGAATAGTATAGTTTGTTGTTTATATTATATGTGTTTCGTTCTAAGGTTGTCATATTTATTAACTAGAAAATAAAAACAAATACAAGATTTGTCCTAAGGGTTAATGGTCGATTTATAGATATAATAAATGATTGAAGTGATCTTTATAGTATTGAGCGTCATGTTTGGTACACTATTGTACGACAAAACGAGGCGATCAAAATTTGTTTTAAAAGAAGGTTTTCACGACCATCCAAACACAATAAAAACAAGAAGGCAATTTACACCATCGTATGCTGGTTTTATAAACAATTTAAATAATGATGAATTTAGTCCATACAAACTATCTTCTCAGATGGAGACATATCAACCTATCGACTACGATAACAATATTGCATCGATTTATGGTTACAAACCGGAAGGATATGATACAACACCCAAACCAACCATTGCAACGTGTACCGAGAACGATGGTTTTTTAGGGATGAACAGATGGTGTGGGTGTGAAGCTTTGAGCTCGAATGGAACCACCGAAACAGCTACAAGACGTTTAATTGGTGGAGTCAACCCTAGAACATTGATTGCTCCAATGATAATACCACCAATAGCGGATATGTACGAATGGGGTACAGACAATTATACGATTCATTCGGCCACAAACAACCATAAATCAGACGAATTGTTTTTGTCTGGTTACGTAACCCTTGACGATTGTACATGTAGAGGCGTGTGTAATTGTGGTCGAAAATGGTCCAAACCACTCATAAAAGAAGGTTTTGAAACGAAGAATTGTCCAAAAGCTGTTGCTGACCACAATTATCTCAGCCCGTATGACGTATCGGAAGAGCGCTTGTCTAGACCACAAATTTTACAGAATTATGGAGTTTCGACGGTACCAGAAAAACAGGTGTACACGTCCATTACGAACGGTGAAGATTTATTGTTTATCGAAAATCAAAAACATGGTAACAATTTACCTTATAAAAAAGATTATATTACCGGCGATGAGCCAAGTATGATTTACGACCCTAGGATGGTCGGTTATTCAGACTCCCAACGAGGTTACGTCGATAAGCTTTTAGGTCAGCCTAAATTTTACTATGACGATATTAATGCTGCTCGGGCACCAAATTACATAACTAGAAACAAAATAGATATTTATTCTTTCGGTGAGTCGACTGGTAGACTGAAAGATCCTAAAAATTGTATGTTTTCGGGAAACAATAACCAACTAGCAGTCGAAGAGTTCCACAATTCTGCACTTCAGCACCGCGCCGACTTGATGCAGTCGTTGATGAACAAGAGGAATGGAGAGATGTGGCAACTCAGACAATACCCAATATCTACAAATGGTCAGCGTATGCTTGGTGGAACGTCTAAAATTTAATTTTTAATGGTTTTTAAAAACCATTAAAAATAGTATTAATTGTTTTTACTTTGATAGGCTTCAATCATACATACAACATCCGCTATATCATCTTTCTTGTTTAAAGCTTGATAGTACCCTAAATTTTCATCTCTTAAGACGGTAGACGCAAATTCAATAGTCCATTTCTTACGGTCTTTTTTAGTCTTTAATTTTTCAGCTCCAAGTTTCTTAGTTTTCATGGAGGCATCATAGTTTAAAATTTTCTTTTCTGGATAGTGGATTTTAAGGTACGCTTCAAGGTAATGGGAAAGTTTTAAAGCTTGTAGGTTAATGGTCATTTGTCTCTCTATTAAAAAAGTATCACAATCATTCCAATAGTGGCTGTAATCATCCATTATTTGAAACATTGAAATGCCTAAATCCACAGGTTTGCTACTTTTCTTAGTTTTGACTAAAATTAGGTCAACCATATCCTTTTTTACAATTTTGTCTGGTTTAGAAATATTAAGGTTAGACATCATCTCACTTAATTCATCTTTTTTTAAATGGTTCAAATCGCTCTTGACGATTTTATCCGTCAAACTAATGGTCTTTAAAAGTATAAAATCATCACCTTTTTTAACCGCGAATGCGAAATTTTTAATTCCCATATCGAATGCTGCAATCATCCTTTATTTAATAACATTTAGAAAATTTTTTAAAAATCCACAATACAGCGTTTTTAGTCCCTTGTTCCATTTCTGTGATGAAATTGGGCAAGGCCGCGGGTGTGGACGAGGTTGTTGTGGATCATAGCCCCTTGTTGTTGTCTAGTAGCTCAGAACTCGAAAAACATAAAATGAATTTTAACCATAAAAAAATTGTAAAATAAATAATGGAACAAATACTATCAGAACAAAATAGACTAAGCATTGTCAGGGACTATTTTAAAGTTAATGGTTTGGTCAAGCACCAAATCGACACTTTTAATTGGTTCGTGACTAAAGGGTTAAAAACCATCATTAACAACGAGCCTAGCATCAACTATGAATCGATCAAATATGACAACTATTCTCTAAAATTTAGTAACATTTGTGTGGAGTCGCCAACCATTATAGATGATGATCGAAGCGTTAGGTATTTGTACCCACAGGAAGCTCGCAACAAAGATCTAAGTTATACAGGTAACGTATGTGTTGACATTCTTGAAACAATCGAAAACAATGAAGGAAAGCCACCACATATCAACGAACAATACCGAGTGCCGATCGCCAAGATTCCAATTATGGTTTTATCCGATGTATGTCATTTAAGACGTTTTACACCTGAAGAAAATGAAAAAATTAATGGTCATTCAGAAGCAGATAAAGGCGGTTATTTTATTATAAACGGAAAAGAACGTGTTTTAATTGGCCAAGTGCGAAAAGCTTACAATAAACCATTATGTTTTGTCAAATCCACATCTCAAAAAGAAGATGTTTTAATCTGTGAAATGAGAAGTATGTGTGAAGAAACATTCCATTCTACATCTGTACAAGTCAAAATGATTAAGAATAAAATTGTCGTGTCTCTCAAACTAAAGAAAAAACTAGTAGATATCCCAGTTGGTATAATTTTCAAATCTTTGGGTTTCGACCCTCAAACTACGGGTAAAAATTTCCACGATCTATTTGGTGTGCCCAAGGAACTTTACAAGTATATTGATACCATAAAAAATGACTGTGTTGAAGAATTTTCAATAGAAAATAATAATAGTGATAGTGAACCAGAAAGCGATGAAGAAGAAACATTGGTAAAAGTTTTCAGAAATATGAGCGTAAGCGCTGACAAAGAAGAAACAACTGGTACTTTGACCATTGAAGATATCAAAAAAAGTTTAGATATGGATTTATTTCCTCATTTAGGGATAACATCAACCAAAAAACAAAGGGCAGATCTCTTGTTTTTTATGGTTAAAAAGTTTCTTTTAACTCTTACAGGCAAAATAGAGGTTGATAATAGGGATGATTACAACCATAAACGGGTTGAAACAGCGGGCGAACTGTACTACTTTCTATTTAGACTGTTGTACAAGAAATTTCAGAAAAATTGTATACTCCAAATCCGTAATCGAAAGCCGGACATTTCAAATTTTCTAAGAACTTCAGGCATCACAACAGGTATATTGTACAGTTTTTCGTCTGGATATTGGGGAGTTCAACGCAACACTTATATAAGAACCGGGGTGTCACAAGTAGTAAACCCAAAAGTCTCTATGATATCAAACTACTCCAGTCTAAGACGTGTCGTCATACCAGAGAGCAAGGATGGGAAAGAAGCTAAAACATCAGAGATTCGACAGATACACCCTTCTAGCGCTTTTTTGGTGTGCC